CGATCAGGAGGTTGCCCCAAGAGCCGATGACGTTGAGACCGGCGATGGTCCCTGCGGGCTGCCCGCCGCCGACCAGCCCGGAGGCGAGGAAGGCGGGCTGGGACGTGGATGGGATGAAGTCGTACTTGGAGTTGGCCACCCCGGCCCGCAGCCCCCGCACGATCGCGGTGTTGGCAGAGTTGAACATCAGGACGATCCGGCTGCCCACGTCGGCACCGAAGCCGTGGTGGGTCAGGTGGGTCTCGATCGCGTCGAGGTCGGTGGCGTCGTAGATGTTCGTGGTGGTGGACGCGGAGTTCAGGAAGTGGGTGTGGGTGGAGAGGTGCGTGTTGTTCTTCCAGGGTGGCGGCACGGTGCCGTCGTTGTTGTAGAACGGGTACACGTTGTACACGGTCCCGTTCAGGTCCGTGGTCCTATTGACGTTGTTGAAGATCGCCTTGAGGACCCGGCTGAAGACGAGCCGGTTATCAGCCTCCAGCACCTGGTTGTTCAGGGTCGCCAACTGGTTGGCCGACGCACCCAGGAGGAACTTCCAGGTGTAGCTGACGCCGATGTCGTACCAGCGGAAGTCGTATGCCAGGGAGAAGTACGAGACTCCCCTGATCCGCTTGGGCTCACCGAACTCCGACGCCTCCTCGAAGTCCACCGTAGGCACCTGCGGCACGTCCTCCACCGGCTCCGTGACCGTGAAGGTAAGGAAGTTGATGATGGCCTGCCGCTGAGCGTTCCACGCACCGAGGATGGCCTGGAAGTCAGCCCACAGCTGGTTGAGGTCCCGCCCATCCGTGGTGGTGGTAAGGACATCGCCCTCAGTGTTGACGCCTCGGGAACCTCCGGCGATGCCGGGGTACAGCCCGAGCTTCCTCCAGTCGATCGGCTCCATGCCCCGGTGGATGCCTCGCGGAGAGGCGAAGCCGGGCAGGACGATCTTGGGAGCGGCCGGGCGGTACAGCTTCTGCCGCGACGCTTCCAGTAGTGCGATATTGTGGCTCTGCACAGTCTTCCTCCTCCCCTACTCAGCAGCCTGGACGCCGACGCGGACCACCAGCCGGGACGCTTCGACAGCGTACCCGATCGGCTTGGACCCGACCGCCGTGGCGAGCGCCAGGAGACCGGTCGCACCGATCCCCCACACACGCGCCCCAGCGGTGAGTGGCGTGGTGCCGTCGGACAGCGTCGCCTCCACGATCTCACCGGCGGTCATGACGTCCACGATATCACCGACCGCCTTGGCCTTGGTGTTGACCATGATGCCGAGGATGCCGGAGGTCCCGGCACCCTTCACCACTCGGCCGTTGGCGTCGAGACCCACCGCGAACGGCTTGCTCAGGTCAGCCGCGAGCACGGCCGCTGCGACCGGCGCTCGAAAGCCTCCTGTTCTCGGACCATACTTGTCGTACCTCGCCATCACCCCTCCTTGTGGGGGCTATGCGGGCTTGTTCGGCTGGATGAGCCGGGAGCGAACCGCTGGGGCCATCGCCGCTTGATCTGCAGTGAGACCGCTAGGAAGTCCGTTGTCCTGCTTCTTGCCTCCGCCGACGCCAGCACCGCTCTTGGGCTGGGAACGGCGAACCAGGTGCTGCTTCTCCTTGACCATCCGAGCGATGACCTTCGACACCTCAGCGTCGTCCGTCGAGCCGTCCTCTTCCACTTCGAGGTCGGCAAGCTCGCGGAGCGCGATGTACATCGCGTCCGATGGGTCCACCCAGTCCACCTTGCTGTTGCGGAAGAAGGCGACTTGGAGTGCGAGTTCCCGGTTGACGGACGTGAGGTGCGAGACTCGTCCCTCTGCCTCGGCAAGCTCGCCCTTGACGCGCTCGACCTCTGGCCGGTCCTTGTCCAACTCCGCACGCGCGTCCCGGTAGCGCTTCTCTGCCTCGGATGCACGCTTGTCTGCCGCTGCGATCTTGGCACGAGTCTTCCGCGCTCGCTCGTCCTCTTCGCGCTTCCTCCGCTCGGCGTCCGCTGAACGCCGGTCCTGCGGCTTGTCCTTGTCCTTGTCATCGTCGGCATCGTCAGCAGAGTCAGAGTCGTCATCGGCGCCACTGTCGCCGCTGTCGTCCCCTTCGCCTCCGTCGTCGTCGCCGCCGGTGTCATCGGCGCCACTGTCGCCGGGATCGGTCACGCTGCCGCCTGCGACACTCCAGATGGGCCGGTGGAGCCGGTCCCAGCCGATGATCTGCGGACGGGCGAGCAGGCCCGATCGGTGAAGCTGGTCCCTGAGCCTCTGACTCATGGGCGAAACCCTCCTCTGAAGGGTGTTGGAACTGGATTAGTCGTGGAGTATAGCTTAGGTGGAGCGACGCCGGAGCCGTCGCCTCTGCTTCGCTAACCATTGCTTTTTGAATTCTGCGAACCCGCTGATCCTCTTGGTGCTCTTTGTCTCTTTGAATTCTGTCCCAGGTATGCGCTTCATCGCGTGAACGTCCCTATCTGCTTGAGCTTGACGCGCCAGACCTGATTGGCCTTGTCGAAGACTCTAGCCCGGACCTGATAACGTCCAGCCGTGATCCACTCTACCTGTGGGATCATCATCTCAGCCGCGTACGGCGAGATGTTCAGCGATTGTGAGCCGGGTACTAGCTCGTACACCACGCCAACCATGTCGTCCTCGAAGATGTTGAACTCAGCGAAGTCCTCGCCAATCTCCCGGTTCGCTGACCATGACGACATATTGATGTCGATTTCCTGCCCAGGGCGGATCGAACCAACCTCAGATTTCTTCACACCAATGCCGCGATGCAGGGTTGGTGCGTTCGCCTCCGCCTGCTCCAGCGCAGAAAGAATCCTGTCTGCTCGCTCCCGACCTTCCCGCGTCGCTCCTCGGAATAACTCTAGGACGTGACGCCGAACCTCGTTGACCGTATCGAAGTCCTGCGTCCACAAGTCCATATCAGCGAGCCACTGCTGATATTCCCGGTCATCGGCAAGCTCGCGGGCCAGACGCTCCCGGAGGTTGGTCGCATCCTCGAAGTCCGTAGAGTGGATACGCTGAGACTCATCTAGCCAGGGACGTTCACGTTGTGGCGCTGCACGCTTCTGCACACGTTTGACTGGCACCTGAGGTCTCGCCTTGACCGACTTCTTGAGCGCACTGGAGAGATGAGGAGCGTTCCCCTCCACGAACTCGTCCAGCCAGTGGTCGTAGCCGCCGGTGAGGAACTTGTTCTGGAACTCCTCGACAGAAGGCGTCTCGTACAAGAGGAAGCACAAGCAGTTCGGGTGTGGCTTCCCCGGAACGTTCGCCTTGCTAAAGACTCCCGTCCCATTGTAGTCCGCATAAGCGTTGCACTGGTCGGGTCTCGGATGGCTACCGGAGAGTTGCCACTTGTAGCCCTCCACGAACGGGTTCGTCAGCGTCGTCCTGATCTGCGTAGTGTGGAAGGCATTGTTCAACTCTGTGCGGGCTAAGCGTTTCGCAGCCGAGCCGACGCCTCCCGGCGTGAACGGTGAGATGAACTTCCGAGCCTCGGCCGCAAGCTCGCTCCAACTCGACCCGGTGGCGACCATATTGTTGATCGTCCGGTACAGCTGGTCTTTGGCAAGTGCACCAGTTCGGTAGACCTGGCGGGACAAGGGAATGTTGTTCATCCCTCGTGAGATCAGGTTGTCCGCTCCGCGCCGAGCCTGGGCAATAATCCCCTCGCGCAAGCCGGGTATCTTCCCTAGCTGGCCCTCTAACACATCGAGGACTTTGAAGAACGAGACTCCGGCTGTCTCCGCGCTGCGCCTAACCCCATCCTCGATGGCACGTTGAACCGGTCCCGACATCGAAGCATCAACGATCTTCGCAAGCTCAATGCGGGCCACGGATAGCTGCGCAGCCCGGACCCTTGCGCCGATCCCCTCTCGTCCCGCTAGGCGGCGAATCCGCTCCTCGGCATCGAGCGACGCTGCCAGAAGCTGTTCACGTAACACAGCTTCAGTGACGCGCTGCTCGGAGAGGTAACGCGCAAGGTTGCCCTGCTGGAGTTGCGGGACGAGGACGGGCACACGCTATCGCTTGATGGTCGTGCCGCGAACGAGACCGGAGTTGGGACGGGACGGGCCAGTGGTGAACCGACCGGCGGCCATGTTGCCTCCGCTAGTGGCTCCGCCGAACTGCTGCTTGACGAGCGACGCCTGGAAGGTCGCTGTCTGACCGGCCTGCCGAATGAAGATGGCTCGGGTTGCCATTACTTCCTCGCCTTCTGACGCTGCTGCGCCTTCTTCCTGGATGTGGATGCGCCGGTCCTCTTGCGGAAGGTCGATGGGGAGACCGGCTTGCCCCCAAGGATCGGCTTCTTGCCGGCCGCGATGCGAGCCGTGTTGCTACGCTTCCGCCTCCCCAACGCCCGCAACGACTTCCGGCGACCAGGGGTGCTCACGCTGGGACCTCCTCGGCTGGTACGGGTCCATCGTTCCCTCCAGCAAGCTCCTCTCCGCCTCTGGCCGCAAACGGGTCGGCAGCGGCCGTGCTAGCCGCCTTCTCCGCCATCGCTGCGGCCGCCATCGCTGCGGCTCCGTCCGGGAACTTGTAGCCTAGCTTCTCCGCTTCGGTGAGGAAGAACTCACCAGTGATCACGCTGTTCGTGAGCATTAGCACAAGCTCCGCGAACTTCTCCTTGCGGTTGACCGGGAGCTTGGACCCGAGCGTCGCCTCCACCATGACCGAGAGGAAGCTCTGTCGCTCGTACGCCGGGAACCACCCAGTTTGTAGGTCGTACCACAAGTTGGCAAGCGTGTCGGTGGCGTCCAGGTCGTAATACCCGACACGGGAAAGCAAGGGGTCCATCCGGATCGCTAGCGCAATCCCTGACTCTGCCACACTTACGTCAACCTTGCCGATTGCAACGTCATTCGCGCCGGTGGCCTCGCGAGCCGCGTCCCTGATCCAGTTGACGTGCTCTAGGTACGGAGCCACGGTCGAGATGCCGGTGACTCGCCGGAAGTTCGAGTCAGGGTCCGTCTCGACAACACGCCCTGGGCCCAGGGGCCACGCCGGTAGCTCGTTCCCGTCCGCGTCGCGAGGAGGACCACCCTCCGTCGCATACATACCGAGCCCATCCAACGCCAGGCTTAGCTCCTCGTCGCTGATCCCCTGGTTGATCGCGGCGAACAGACGCTCAATGCCTCGGACCTCACTCGACCCGAACGGCCGGTTGGCGGTTGGGTTGTTGCGGACGTGGTACACAGGGATCGCCTGAATGGCCGGGTCAAGCTGTTCCTCCGCCAAGGTCTCAAACTCGGGCGGCACCGTCTCTGGGTCCTTCTCCAAGTCCAGCCACTCGCCTCCCTCCGGATCGAAGTAGAACAGCGAGCGGAAGATGGTCTTGTCGCCCTGGTCGTTCACTTCCTGTCGGTACAACAGTCTCCGTACGAAGGTCTTGTCACCGATCGCCACGAGGTCTGCTAGCGCCACAGCTTCAAGAGTGCTTGGGTCCGTGATGTCCCGGTAGATGGGGAAGTACGACGTGGGATCGACGCCTTGAATGGAGATTCGCTTGCCATCCGCCCGGTCTGGGTCAGCGAACACGTGGAATAGCCAGTCTCCGCGCATGATCCCATACAGCTTGTTGGCATGGAAGTTGCTGAAGAACTTCTCACGCTTGTGCAGGGTATCGAGCGCGAAGGCGAGCCCAGCCCGATCTGCCTCGTTGGGGGTGACGGCCGGGTCTAGTCCCTCCTTGATCACGTGTCCCAGATCCTTGCACACATAGCGAGCCGTCGTGTCCACAATGGTGCGAGCACTTGGTATGTAGATCGGGTTATTCTCCAAGCCTCGGGACGTG